CGTCTGGCAGGTCAACGACTTCACCCTGAGCAACATCGAGATGGACTGCACCGATACCACAGGCTCTTACGGCCTGATGATCCGGGATGGGACCGGTCTGGTGGAGAACTCCGTTCTGAAGAGCGATACCACCAAGCCCAACTCGACCGGCGGGGCGACTTATATTCAAGAGGGCTCGGAGGTCTTATTTGTTGACTGCCAGCTGGTGGGCTATTTTGGCATCCATGCTGTTGGCCAGTCTTTCGTAGTGGCAAAGAACTGCAACCTGATAGCACCTGGCGGATGTTTCTGTACCACTGATTACCTACCAGTCCAGAGCACCATCATTGCAGAGAACTGCACTTGGTCCGGGACCAAGACGGCTATGCAAGCGGGCGCGATGTTCCAGGGCGACTGAAATTGCTGTCCTAATTACACAAATTACTCATAATAAAAAAGGAGACTATATGGCCGAGCCAAAAGCAATCGCAGATGGCATCCCTGTCTGGTGTGCTCATGATGCCATAGTTGACGTTCTCGCGCTTGTCCCCAATCCTAAGAATCCTAATAAACATCCAAAAAAACAGATAGAACTGGGTGCGAGGATAATCAAGGCTCATGGCTGGCGCTGGCCGATATGTGTAAGCAAGAGATCTGGCTTCATCGTGAAAGGTCACGGCAGGCTGCTCTTTGCTCAGCAGCTCGGGGTCACAAAAGCACCCGTCGACTACCAGGACTATGAGACGGAAGCGGCTGAATGGCAAGACCTTCTGGCAGATAACCATCTGCAGGAATTTGCTGAGCCTGATATCGATATGGTGAAGGACATCCTGGTGAGCGTTGAAGCACTCGATGCTGCGCTAACCGGCTACGACCCCGAGGAGCTGGGTGTTGTCGGGGAGGAACCCGCTGAGGACCCTGGAGCCCAGGTAGACCGGGCCGAAGAGCTACAGCATGAGTGGAAGACGGAATACGGCCAGGTCTGGGAGATCCCCAGCAAGACCTCGCCTGGGAAGGCGCATAGGTTGATGTGTGGGGATAGCACCAAGGAAGATGAAGTTAAGAAGCTGCTCGCTGGCAACGTCCCGTTTATCATGGTCACTGATCCGCCTTATGGGGTAGAGTACGATCCGGATTGGCGAAACAAGGCCGCGGAAGCAGGGCATTTGTCCTATGGCGCTCGCGCCATAGGTAAAGTGATGAATGATGATCGAGCAGAATGGTCTGCCGCGTGGGCACTTTTTCCGGGCAACGTGGTTTATACATGGTCTCCGGGCGGAGACCATGTTCTAGTAACCGGACAAGCTCTGGTTAAATCCGGCTTTGAAATTCGCTCTATGATTATCTGGAAGAAAGCACACTTCGCTATTTCCAGAGGAGCTTACCATTATCAACATGAACCATGCTGGTACGCAGTCCGGAAAGGGAAGAAATCGGAGTGGTGCGGGGACCGTTCACAGTCTACGATATGGGATATAGACCACATCAAAAACGAGACTGGTCATGGCACCCAAAAGCCCCTCGAGTGCATGGCCCGACCAATCCGCAACCACGGCGGCAAAGACGACGACGTTTATGATCCCTTCCTCGGATCTGGCACCACGATGATCGCTGCCGAGCGCTCTGACCGGATCTGTTTCGGCATGGAGATTGACCCCAAATACTGTGCCGTTATCCTCCAACGTTGCCTGGACATGGGACTGGAGCCCCGTAGAGTGTGATTCTCATGGCAGAACGATTCGATGCTGCCCGCAAAAAGGAGTTTCTCCGCCTGCTGGCAAACGGTGTCCGGCGCGGTCACGCAGGCGCTAAGGTTGGGATATCCCGAAAGACCTTCAGCAACCACATGAATAAGTATCCAAAGTTCGCCGAAGCAGTTCTGCAGGCTGAAATGAATGCGAACGAGCTGGTAGAGCAAGCACTCTTCAAGAACGCAATGGATGGCAACGTGACGGCTCAGCAGGTCTGGCTGTACAACCGAGATCCAGTTCAGTGGCAGGATAGGAGAAATGTAACCGTTGGCGGAGATAAAAACAATCCAGTCGAGCTAAAATTATCGGGCGACGAATTAAATGCAGAAATCAAGCGCCTCGTTAATATCGCAAGCAAAGCGATTGCGACAATTGCTGACAGCGAAGGCGAAAAGTGACCCAGCCACATTTGCTAGATTGTACCTCAACTTCGATCCCGATCCATGGCAAGAATCCTTTCTCAGGTCGACGTCTCCAAGAAAAATCTTGAACTGCTCAAGACAGTCCGGCAAATCGACAATAACCGCCATATTAGCCCTATGGGAGGCAATATACCGGCCTAAAAGCACAATAATCTTGGGACTCACCATCATTGAGGCAGTCCCAGGAACTCATGCTCAAGTTCTCTGAGTTCCTGTCGATGGTCAACGACAACGTGAAGCTGGACAGCGACACTAAACTGTCCGTCCGCTTTGGCAATGGCTCAAGGGTCCTAGCCCTTCCAGGTTCTGAGAAGACTGTACGAGGCATATCATCTGTAACTCTTATGGTACTGGACGAAGCAGCCGCGATACCCGACGGGCTGTATGGGGCAGTCCGGCCAATGCTGGCGGTGTCCAAGGGCCGTCTGGTGCTGATGTCCACTCCCCGCGGGGAGCAGGGATTCTTCTATGATACCTGGGCCAAGAGCACGGGATGGGAGAAGATCGAGGTTCCATGGCAACAATGTCCCAGGATCGATCCCGCATTCATAGAGGAAGAGCGTCGGGAACGTGGCAGCGCCTGGGTAGCCCAGGAATATGAATGCAAGTTCATAGCAGCCGGAGCCACCAGAGTCCAGAGGGCCTGGCTGAAATACGAGGATCACGCGCCTTTGCAGCATCTTGATATAGCTCTTGGCGTGGATCTTGCGATATCCGAAAAAGCGACTGCCGACTATACGGCGGCTGTTGTCCTGGGCAGAGATCTCCAAGGCAATCTCCACATACTGGACGTCCAGAGAATGCGGGGCTCATTCAATGAACAGATCGTGTTCATAAAACAGCTGGCTGCAAAATGGAATCCTTTCGTTGTGGCCATTGAAGAAGTCAACTATCAAAAGGCTCTCATTCAACAGCTGTCCGCTGATTCTTCGTTGAACGTGCGCGGTATCAAGCCCATCAGCGACAAGGTATCCAGGTTCGCTCCCCTGGAGGCCCGGTATGAGCTCGGGCAGGTTTATCATGCTCGGGGGCTGCCCCAGGAATTCGAGTCCGAACTCTTATCGTTCCCAATGGGTGCCCACGACGATATGTGTGATGCGCTAGCGTATTCATGGCACGCACTGGGGTTCACTTCGTGTACAGAATGGGCACCACCGCTCGATGAACCCGGCATAGAAGACGAAGGCGTCTATTCAGGACCATACTGACATGTTCGACTCTTTACGTTCCAAAGTAATATCCTTCCTCGAGGGAGAGAAGCACAACTCTTCGAGCCCCCTCCTCTCTCTGGTGGGCCGGGAGTTTGCCACCCAGGAGTCCTACGAGGACAAGAGGATAGACGTATCCCAGCTTCTTGCCACGTCCGAGATAGGCCAGGTAGACAGCATCCTCCTGGAGATATTCAATCTCATGTTCAACGGCTGGGGGCTCATCCCAGTCCCACCAGATGGTATGGACCCCGAGACAGCCTCAAAGATCTCTCCTGATATACTCAAGCAGCTATGGAGGTTCGACAAGGTTCTCGACCTCAAGTCTCTCATGGCCAAATGCTGGATCGATAACCTGGCATTCGGGCCGGGATTGGTCGAGCTGGGGGTCCAGGTGGACGAAGAAGGCAACTTTGCGGACTGGGGCAGGCTGGACGACTGGAAAGGGCCTGAGTGGGCGGTTCACCTCGATGCCACAAGCTTTGAGCAGCCTTCACCTCACGGCATGATGAACTACCGGTACGTCGAGGGCAGGCTCCTGAAAGGCATATGCTATGACACCCAAGAACGTCGCATGGAGTACTGGCAGACTCAACCCAACGGCCAGGTCCTCCAGATCCCGACAGGCCGGATACTTGTTGTCAAAGATAAGCGCTCTAGGTACGTAGACGGTAAAAGCTACCTGGAAGGGATCGTTCCAACACATCTACAGAGGGAGATAGTCCGGAAGAACATCATGCTCCAGATCCGGCGGGCTGCTGCTCCTGCGGTAGGGCTCCGGATCAAAGAGATGCGGGATCCGAACGGCCACT